GCGCGATGCAATCATTCGTGAAGCATCACGTGATTTGGTAGAAACCCAAGTCGAAAAACTTAAATCTTTAGTCGATGATATTGATTTCGATGACGAAGAGACTTTTGCTAAAAAAGTAGCTACTGTTAAAGAATCATATTTCAACAAAGTAACTTCAACAGAGTCTGCAGACTTTGATACAGATGAAAGTGATGACGATGCAATCGTAGAAGCTTCTGGATCAATGGCTCAGTATCTTACAGCACTTAAAAGAACCCAATAGGAGTTTATAGAAATGCAAAATGTAATTTCTTACGATAAGCTTGTAGAAAAATGGGGTCCAGTACTTAATGAAGAGTCTGCTGGTACCATTCAAGACAAGCACAGAAGAGCAGTTACAGCTGCTGTTTTAGAAAACCAAGAGAACGCACTTCGTGAAGAAGGTATGATGTTCGAGAACGCAGCAGCACCTGCTAACAGCACTGCTAGCACAGCTAACTGGAATCCAGTACTGATCGCACTCGTACGTCGTGCAATGCCAAACCTTATGGCATACGATCTTTGCGGCGTTCAGCCAATGACCGGTCCAACTGGACTGATCTTTGCTATGAAGTCACGCTACGGCGGGGGTTCAACATCTAACCGTGAGGCTCTGTTCAACGAAGCAGAAACAAAGTTCTCAGGCGATTCATCTGCTACACATGACTCAGATAACGCTTCTGGTCTGAATGGTATTACTGACTCAAACGGCGATTCTTCAATCGATAACGATCGTCTTACAGCTCTTGCAGCTGGTGGTATGCCAACAGCCGATGCGGAAGCACTTGGCTCAGCTGGCGGATCATCTTTCCGCGAGATGGGTTTCACCATCGAGAAGTCAACAGTCACTGCTAAGTCACGTGCACTGAAAGCTGAGTACTCACTGGAACTGGCACAAGACTTGAAAGCAATTCATGGTCTTGATGCTGAAACTGAGTTGGCTAACATCCTGTCAACTGAGATCTTGGCTGAAATCAACCGTGAAGTTATTCGTACGATTAACTCACAAGCTAAGACCGGTGCTGGTACAACCAACACAGCAATCAATGGTATCTTCAACGTACAAACAGACGCTGATGGCCGTTGGTCAGTAGAGAAGTTCAAAGGTCTTATCCTCCAAATCGAGCGTGAAGCAAACGTAATTGCTAAAGAAACTCGTAGAGGAAAAGGTAACTTTATCGTCTGTTCTTCAGACGTAGCTTCTGCTCTTGCAGCCTCTGGCATGCTCGACTATGCTCCTGCAATGTCAACTTCATTGAACGTTGATGATACAGGTAACACCTTCGCAGGTGTACTGAACGGTCGTACACGCGTATACATTGACCCATATGCATCAGCTGACTATGTCACTGTTGGTTATAAGGGTACAAACCCATATGACGCAGGTCTGTTCTACTGCCCATACGTTCCATTAACAATGGTACGTGCGGTTGGTGAGGATACATTCCAGCCAAAGATTGGATTTAAGACACGCTACGGCATGGCTTCAAACCCATTCGTTGGTGCAACACCTGCTGATGGTCTTGCAGCTGTTAAGACTAACCAGTACTATCGTATCTTCCGCGTTGACAACATCCTCGGCGCATAAAAATACAATAATAAAAGAATAATATAACTAGAGGCGGCTTCGGTCGCCTCTTTTTTATACTATCATATATAAATAGTAATATGGAAATTATTTGGCATATATTATTAACGGTTTGTTTAGGTTCTACTTGTATTAATCAAGACGTTCAGTGGTTTGATTCAAAACAAGAATGTGATACTATGTTAGCCGTATATACAGAAATACCTTCAGATGGTGATTGGGATACTGTAGAATATAGATGCAAACCGGTGGGAAGTACAGGAACTTAAATGGCAGAATTAACAGATAATTTTAATTACCTTCAACCCACTAGTTTTAAACTTTCGGTTGACAGACGTAACTATCCAAACTTGGAATTCTTTCTCCAAAGTTTTATTCATCCTGGGATGATTATGAACTCTGTAGAAATCCCATATAAAAAGATTACTGGTATTCCCTTTATTGGTGATAAATTAACATTTAATGAATTACAAGCTAATATACTTCTTGATGAAGATATGAAATCTTATGATGAAATGTATTCATGGATGAGAAGATTATTAGATGTAGGTAATATTACTGCTTATGAAGCAAATCAGGATTTACCACCATCAATGGCTGATATTACACTTAGTATTTTATCAAGCCATAATAATTTAACGAGACAAGTTAGATATATCGACTGTATACCAACAGCATTGACTGATATTCAATTTGAATCTACATCAGGTGGTGAATCATTTATAACATTTTCTGCATCTTTTAGATTTTCATATTTTGAATTGGTAGGCGCTTCTTATACTACGAATGTAGATGGATCACCTAACATAACGGTAAATAGATCTATAGCAGGTTCTACTATTACTGAATCCTAATTACTAAGGATATATTATGATTGACTTGAAAACTATCCACGAAATGTGGGCAAAAGACTGTATTATTGATTCTAATAAACTTGACGAATCTTCACGTCAAGCTCCTTTACTTCACGCAAAATATTTAGAAGTATTAACTGCATATAAATTGCAGCTTAAAAGAGCTGAATTTGATCAAAAGAAACTTCTTAAAAAGAAATGGTTATACTATAATGGTAAGATGGATCAAGAAACCGTTGAGGCCCTTGGTTGGGAAGCTGATCCATTTGACGGTCTTAAAATACTTAAAGGTGAGCTTGATTATTATTATGATAGTGATCCTGAAATTCAAGACTCAGAAGGCAAAATACAATACTATAAGACAGTAATAGATACATTGTCTGAAATTATCAGTAACGTTAATTGGAGACATCAAACTATAGGGAATATGATTAAGTGGAGACAATTCGAGTCAGGAAGTTAGATCACTCTAATCTACATGTAGATTGTGATTCTGGTATTGCTCAGGAATTAAATGAATTTTTTAGTTTCTTTGTACCAGGATATAGATTTATGCCTGCTTATAAAAATAAAGTATGGGATGGTAAGATTCGATTATATAGTCGAGCTACCGGAGAATTGCCTGCTGGATTATACCACCATTTAGTACAGTTCGCGCGATCGCGCGGGTACGAGATGGAAGATTTTAAATCTGATGAATATGGATATCCCTACCAAAAAGAAGATGTAGATCCAAGCGAATTAAATAACTTAATACAGTCATTGTCATTACCATTTGATGTTCGTCCATATCAATTAGATGCTGTATTAAGAGGATTAGAAAGAAAACGCGGTATTTTATTATCGCCTACCGGTTCTGGTAAATCTTTAATCATTTATATTTTACTATCATATTATCTTGCATATATTGGTAGTTCAAATAAACAAAGGGTATTGGTTATCGTACCAACAACCTCTTTGGTAGAACAAATGTCTACAGATTTTAAACAATATGGAATGCCTGAACAATTAGCACATAAAATTTATTCTGGAAAAGATAAAAATACTAATTGTCCTATTATTATTTCTACTTGGCAATCAATTTATAAATTACCTAAATCTTGGTTTCAGCAATTTGGTATGGTAATCGGTGATGAGTGTCACGGATTTAAATCCAAATCATTAATGAATATTATGAATAAATGCACGGAGGCAGGATATAGGTTTGGAACGACAGGAACTTTAGATGGAACTCAAACACATGAGCTGGTCTTACAAGGTCTCTTCGGAAGAACTTATAAGGTCACAACAACAAAAGAATTACAGGATAGTGATACTCTCGCCAAGCTCCAAATTAAACGAATCATACTTGAATATGCAGAGGAAATACGTAAGGAGTTTGGTAACAGAACATATCAGGATGAAATCGAGTACATTGTAACAAATGAAAAACGGAATCAGTTTATCCGAAATCTAGCACTTGATCAAAAGGGTAATACATTAGTATTATACAACTATGTTGAAAAACATGGGAAACCTTTATTTCAACTAATAGAGGAAAAGACAGATGAAGATCGTAAAATATTTTTTGTATCTGGTGGCACGGATACCGCCGACAGAGAAGCAATACGAGGAATTGTGGAAAAAAGCAAAGAAGCAATCGTTGTGGCTTCATTAGGTACTTTTTCTACTGGGGTAAATATTAAGAACCTGCACAATATTATATTTGCTTCACCAAGCAAATCACAAATTAGGGTATTACAGAGTATCGGCCGAGGTCTAAGAAAAAGTGATGATGGTAGAGAAACTACTTTATATGATATCAGCGATGACATTAGCTGGAAAAGTAGAAAAAACTTTTCACTTATACATTCTTCGGAAAGATTAAAAATATACGAAAAAGAAAAATTTAACCATAAATCCTATAAGGTACCTTTAAAATGAGTGAAAAGCTAGATATTAAACAATTTAAGCTTACCAATGATGATGAGATTTTATGTGAGGTTATCCACTGGGATGATGACGAAGGTACTGTTATTATAAAGGGAGCTGTTCGTATAATTAATATTGAAGATTATTCTCGAGGTGTAAGATTCTATTCTTTTAAGCCGTGGATAATGTTTCAAGATGATCTGAACGAAGTTTCGTTATTAAATGTTGGTCATATTATTGTAGAGGCAACACCTACAAAAGAAGTGTTAAAACATTACCATAAAACCCTAAAAGAAATTAGAAAACAGTTAGACGAAAGAACTCAAAAAAGATCTTTTCCGTTAGAGAAAGTAGCAGGAAAGATGGATGAAATGAGTGAAGAAGAATTCGAAAGCTATATGGACGATTTGGTAACAGAAGAATATGACGATGATTACCCAATGTTAGATTCGGATTCACCGGCAAATGTGATTAAGTTTAAACCGAAAGGCGGAACGTTTCACTAGTATTCATTCCCCGGCGTAACCTTAGCTTATTATACCGGAAAATACCAGAAATGTAAATCCCCTATTTTTTAATTTAAAAATAAAATTAAAAGGTTTACATTATAAGCCGAAAACGGTATAATAGTTACATTATGAAAGGACAGATATAATGGCAAAAAGAAAAAGTATTCATTATGTTAATAATGCTGATTTTTCTCAGGCAGTAGTTGAATACGTAGAAAAAGTCCAAGAAGCCAAGAAAAATGAACAACAACTTCCTATCGTACCTGACTATATTGCACAGTGCTTCTTAAGAATCTCTGAGGGTTTGTCTCACAAATCCAATTTTATTCGCTATACATATCGCGAAGAAATGGTAATGGATGCAGTTGAAAATTGTTTAAAGGCTATTAGTAATTATAATCTAGAAGCAGCTACCAGAACTGGTAAACCTAATGCTTTTGCATATTTTACACAGATTGCTTGGTATGCATTTCTACGACGTATTGCCAAAGAAAAAAAGCAGCAAGATGTTAAGTTAAAATAT